GCATAAGAACCACGACGCGTTCGTCCTTGACGATATGCCAACGAGCTTGCATCATAGGTACGCAAATGAGGCATAACGCCAACAGACTTGTCGTCTGCACTACGAATACCAATACCAATTCCAACTCCGCCTCCCAACATTGATAACCAATTAACTTCTGCTAAACAGTCTACCAGACCTTCCGCACTATCGTGTAGATATGGTAGAAAACACGAAATAGGCAAACCCCTAGAACTGCGGCCAAAAGAAAGAATGGGTGTAGAATAGCTAAGCCAATGCTTACTAGCGTAATCGTAGAGCCTTTGGCTGTGTTCTTCGTTCGTGCCGAACGCCTTAGAAACATATGCAAACCTTTCTTGTGGAGATTTTTCTTCTTCTTTCATGTACGACTCTTGTAGTCGTTTGATACCTAACTCGTCAAATAGTGCATCACGTGAATAGTCTACCTTAATACCGTGGACGATATCTTCCATTTCAACTCCGAATTGTTATAATTTTTATTGTGTAAATTGCTCAGCCATCGGGAAGATGGTTGCAATGACTTTGGCACATTCCTTAGCAATAAGGATGTGTTCTTTTTGTGTACCGTGTGCTGCTCTTAACTGAATATAATGAATCCATGATCTCAATGTTCCATTCATGTAAAGTCTGGATACTGTCAATCCTTCTGGTAGGACTGCGCGCGCTTGCTCTTTTGCAATACCATTAGATACTGCCCATTTGTAAGTGTCTCTTGCCAACTTAATAATTTCTTGTTGTTTCGAATGCCACTCTCGAGATATTTCTCTAGCATCATAATCATTTACCAAATCCACTTCGATAGAGTTCTGACGATTCTTTTCATCTTGCAAACGGCACTCACGTGATACGAAATCCAAGTCTTCTGTTGGATCCGCATAGCGTTGTGAGAATTCTTGGAATGAGAAAGAACGATGGCGTAGAATTTGTCTAGCAATATCTCTTGTTGTTTCAATTTCTAGACAAGCTGATACCATTTCTAATGGCGACCAGTGCTGGTGCTTGATTAGATAGTTTATTAACTTCTCTGATGTTTCTGTATTGAATTGGTTTGATGGATTTGATACTCTAGCACAATATGCTACTAGATCTTGACAATCGTATAGTCCATCTGCTACAAATTGTCTTTCGGGCTTACTATATGATACTAGCTTTACTTTCATCTGTTCCTCATCTATTACTCTGCTAATCCACATCTCTTCATTCTCGAGGATGGGTACATTCAATTCTTCTTCCATTGCGTCAATGCCGCCTTTGCTATAAGCCCACGTTTAGTATTTTGCATTATGATCCACTCAGGATCTAATCCAGCCAATACCATATCATTAATATCTTTCTCTACAACATCTTCTGGCCAGATGCAAACATTATACCCTTGATCGATATATTTGTCAATGCGATCCACAATTTGTTTGTTTCGTGGCTCGTTGTCCATTACGACGACAATTTCATCTTTAGGTTTGTTTGGGAAGATTACTTCTAGATCAACAGACGACCCTGCCATTGCAACACAATTAGGCAAGAACATAGAATCTATAGGACCTTCGACAACTAAAACCTTACCTTTCTCATCAATAGTATCTAAACCAAATACCTTCGGCTTAGTATCGTCAATCATGATGGTAATGTATCTTATACCATCTTTTTTGAACCCACGCCCCTGGAAACCGAATAGATTTCCGTCTCTATCTAAGAACGGAATAATCAACCGAGGCTCATCGTTTTCCGCGTTAAATTTTTCAGGGATAATGCTATTTACCCAACCCTTAAATTTGGGAGCGTAGAATAATTTATAATGCAAATTGCTTGGGATCTTGCGTTTTTGAACATATTTTTTAACATAATGTTCAGGATCAAGCTGGGAAATTTTCTTAAGCTTTTTAAGAGGGCTATCAGCCTTCATAAACGTCGGAACAGTCACTTTACTGATATCCTTCTCCTCTACTTTCGGTTCAGGATTCTCGGCGTTCTTTTCGATGAATTTATCGCGTTTATACTCTTCAGCTAGAGTAGAGTCGATTCGCTTAAGGAAATTAAGCAATGAAATAGACTCGTGACAGTTATGACAATAATAGAGTGTACCAACAACTGGCTTCTCTACAATATAACCGCGAGTTTTGAATTTATTTGTTTTTGAGTCTCCGCAAAGAGGACAGCGGAGGTTGTATGTGGTACTATTGACCCTTTTGAACCGTTCAACACGGTTACTAATCAAGCCAATGTATTTCTGATCAATCCAATCCATAATATATTCCTATAACCAAACAAGTTGATTATATGGGTATTCACAAACTATGTCAACTGGTTAGAACAATCTTTCCAGTTTTAAATGGGCAAGAATATAACCAACGACGCAAGCAGCGCCCATAATCATCCAGCGCCACTTTTCAATTGCACCAATTTTATCCCGCATTGCTTCATGGTGCTGCAATTCAGCGTCCATGTGTTCTTTAAGCATTGCCATCATTTGATCATGCTTTTTATCAATTTCATTACGTAAATCATCTCTCATGTCGCTAATGCGTGAGTGCAATGTGTGGTATTGTCCTTCAACTTTATGTTCAAGTTTTTCAATATTTCCAGTAAGGGATCCCATCTGTGTTTCAAGAATGGTCACCCTTGCCTTCATATCAGAATCGCGGACTCTTGTTACTATATCCGCCATATGTTATTTCTTTGTAGGAACTTCTTTACCTTCAAGCTTCTTATGAACCTTGATAGTCTTACATTGTTGTTTTGGAGAGCCATCCTTATCTTTAACGACTTTTCCATCTTTACCTACAACATCTTTACATACAGTCTTTTTTTCTGCAGCTGCATATGATACACTTACTGCAAGAGATAAGAATAGTGCTGTTAGTATTTGTTTCATCTTCGATTCCTATAACATTGGTTCTTCTGCTGGAGGAGGAGCTTTCTTACCACCGAATCCTACACTCACAGCTGGCGGAGTATTTAGACTAAACGATTGCTGTGGTACTTGTGGAATGCTTGGAGCAGAAGGTATAGATGGTGTAGAGAAACTAGGTACGCTAGGTGTTGATGGCATATTTGGAGTTGTCGGTGCACCACCTGTAACTCCTGCTAGTTTTTCCTGTCCACGACTCCAAGCTGTGATACCTAATACAGCGCCCATGGCCATATGGAATAACCCAGCACCTTGTAGTGTTAGTGGCTGCCATTGGCGGAAGGCATCATTTGCTGCTTGCGTTTCCCAGAATTGTACTACTGCCCAAAGTATAGGTGCTATAATAAAATCAAACGCACATACGCTCATATACATAATGGCCATCATTGGACGCCATTTTTTAGTCATCCAATCTTCTACTTCTTTTTCTGCTTTAGTTGGCTTTTTATTATTATTGTCTGCCATTTTTATCTTCCTAGTGAGCACCTAATATATGGAGTGCGTGTTCGTAATGTTTGATTCGATCTTCCAATCCAATATAACCACCGTTGATGGCTCGCGTCAATCCTTTGATATCACCAACGTCGGCGAATCGATTCAAGTTATTTGTTTCCCAGAACCAGCAAGCAGACTGAGCAGCGCCTTCAAAAGTAGCAAGATATGCTGGCACATCTTCGACTGCAGTCTCAATACTATCAGCAAAGTTTTGATAGTTTGATTTGCCAGTAAGTTGAATTAATCCTCTCCCACAATATCTAAAACCATCTCCGCTTTGCTCATCACCATTCCCCATACGACTAGCATATATGCGATTAGCAATTGCTTCTTGCTTATTTGGCATATTGGCGTAGGCATCTGCTAATGCTTGTGTAGGGAAGTACTTTGGAAATAATTTCAATAAAGTGGCTGATCTATAATTTAAATTCTCTTTTAATACTCTAAAGTTTCCACTCTCATGAGCGCATTGAGCTACAAACGCAGCAATGCGTTTTGGCGTATCGATTTCATAATCTGGAAGCAATTGTTCTAAAGCCTCATGCCAGTCGGCAACATATGGGTTGCCTGGAATCATTTGTGCTAATTGTTCTACTGTTAATAAAGACATATATTATACCATCGATGCTGCACCAATTGCTGCGTTTATGTAAGTGTTCATTTGCTCTTTTGATTCTAACTCTTCAGTACTATTAGCAATAACAGCTGACATATCCAAACCTTTCAATAAGTCTGCATACTCTGTATTACTTATTTGGCCGCTTTCGTATAGACTTTTATATTCTACAGCTAGTTCGTGTAATTCATGTAATGTCATCTTGGTTTACTCCCTATAGCTTTCTGTGCTGTGATTGCATTCTTTTCTATTTGTTGTAATTTTAATTTACAATATGGTCCACTGACTGTTTCGTTTTTTTCATAATGTTTCTTCAACTGTTCAGTAATGAGATACAAATTGTAAGCAATAGTACTCGTTTCTTCATTCTTCGCTCTTAACTGAGCAAAGTTCTTAAAGTAAGTTGCTGTAGAATACATTCCTTTTATATGCTGTTCTGTTATTTTCTTATCAGCGCATGTCTCTTGAGCTACTTCAGCTTGTGTTCTCAATTGTGTGATTGCTGCATATTCATTAGTATCATACTTGGCCATAAAGTATGCATCATATAACGCACAACCTGAAAGCATGTAAACTGCAACTGCTAGTAATATCTTTTTCATTATTGACACCAGCTTTGTTTAGCATCGCCATAATATTCTCTAGCAAAGCCGTTGTGGATTAATAAGGCTCGTAAGCTTTGTCCATTTAGTATAATGTCTCCCAAAACACGACCACCGAACTTATCCCAATCATATAGAATAACTTGACGTTGTGTTGATGCTTTAACAGCATTCTTTGTAAATTCTGTTGCTGCTAAACCTCGTTGATTCTCAGCTTCACACTTTGCACGAAACCCTTTCTCTGGTGTATCGACACCATATATTCTAACAGCAAGCTGTGGTTTGAGAGGGGCTGGCAGAAAGGGAGCTGCAATAACTATAGTATCACCATCATTTACTTTTAGTATAGTGGCGTCATACGTAACACCTTGTGGTGCTTTCTGCGCAACAGCTAAGCAAGGTAGTAATAACAATGCTGCTAATATTTTTTTCATTCTCTTATCTTCTGCTGTTCTTTAATCCAACGTTGGAGGGATGTTAGTTGATCAACTAACTCGTGGTATGTGCCGTAGTTTTCTGTTACGGTTTTGGCTGTGGTAGAGAGCGCAATTCCGGAGGCGTTTTCATCAGTGAGTCTGGCGGCATCGGGAACTTTGTTTTTTGCGGCACTGTCATGCAGGACGACAACGTTATTAGGAATAACGCACTTAGCATCAGCTTCTTTAGTAATGTACTTGTCAACATATTTAACAATTGTCTCACCTTTTTGTTTTGTTACAGCTAACTTTTGTTGATACTCTTCTTGTATTTTGGCAGTAGCTTCTCTCGACTGTTGTTCAATTCTTTTTATTTCTTCGCGCGTCTGATTGTAGAAATAATTTCCACCCTCTAACCAAACACCAAATAAAATTACAACGATACCGAGTATCTTGCCGAATCTATCTATTACAGATCTAATAATACCATACAAAGGATTGAATGCAGGAATGAGTCCAACGAATTTAGATGCTACAATTAGACCTACGCCTAAAAGAACAATTAAATGTATTGCCCAGTTAGGAAGGAAGTTTAGAACCCACATTTGGAACTTTCCTCTTTAACATAGATTTAACTTTACTCAAGAGAGCTTTGTTCTTAGGTGGTTCGCCTTGAGCACCAACGCCTAGTCCTGCCACGTTGCCTGCTCCGACATTGTTAACTGCTACATCTTCTTTAGTATACTGTTTGTCCATCGATTTTCCTTAATGTATCAACAATAGATTGCTCCATTGGAATTTCGCTAGTGTAGATATCCTTACCTTCTAACCCAATTTTTTTCACCACGTCTGGTAGTGTTCCCATTAGAATTAAAAATGGCTTTATTAGATGTAAATAATCTCTAAGCTTCAAAAATAAGAGCCGAGTACCAGCCTCAGCTCCGAATACATTATATACAATTGTCAAATGATTGATAATCAAGCGATCTTTTATTTCACCAGATTCTTCATACTTATTCAACAATCGTTTTATATACTTGAAGCGATTTAAATCTTCATAAAACTCTACAGTGTCATAACAATGCGGGTTGTCATAATGTTTTGCCGCATATAATAAAAAGTTTGTTTCATCCACTTGATCAACCATAATTTAGAATGTGCTCAGCGCTGCCCTCTTTACTGTACCATTAGCTACTGCTACGTATATGTAATTAGCATCAAACCAAATAGCACCTTGTTGATCTGATGTGCCAGAACTTGCTACTGGTGTTTGTTTTCTCGCTACTACAAAGTTATTAACAACAGCGTTGTTTGCATTAATATAATACCCACTCTTAATAGTAACGTTAGCTGATGAGTTACCGAAGAAATTACCAACGGTTACGCTTTTCGTTACTGCATTTGTGGATGGGGCGTCAACAACCACTAACAGGTCTTCTGCTACTGGACCTGTTAGTGCTGTTAGCTCAGATATTTTCTTCGCGCGATCAGCCATTTATTATGCTACAATAGTGATTACTGCGTTTGAAGAGAATATTGCGTTTGCGCCAGTTGCTGCTACACGAACGCGATAGATTTCTGCGTTGCTTGCTGTGTTAGCTAGAACTGACAATGTTGCTGTTGTTGTATTGCTGTATGCGCCGGCATTAGACAAGTTAGCAAATGCTGAACCGTTATACTTCTGCCAAACGTATGTCAATGTAGCACCTGTTGGTGTTGAATTACCAACTACAGAGAATGTAACGATATCGTTGTTGCTTGCATCGCCAGTTGCTGCTGATGGTTGTGTATCAATGCGTAGTTTGTAATCTACTAATACTGAATCGTCCGATGCATCTGATGTCAAACGTACAACTGCTAATGTTTCGTTCTGCACACGACCTGCACGACCGCCAGAACCTTCTGTGCGTAGAACCCAACCTGGAGCAACTACTTTAGTGTTTGCACCAGCACGTGAAGCTTGTACTTCAGCCTTGTCTGCGCCGAATATACCAACAGTTGCGCCTGTTACGAATGCATCTGCTGTTGTGTTGCCAAATAAAGCTGTGCGGTTAGCTGTGTTTGGTGTTTTTTGAACGTTTGATACTACAACAACTGAAACGTTGCTAGCAGCATCTGATTTGCCATATAGTGACATTGTGTTTCCCCTTTATTTTGTTAAATCGTCTAGGTATTTAGATGTTTTATAAACAACCTTTTCTACCCCATCTTCTATTACTGAAATCTTTGCAGACTTGGTCTTAATGGGCGTAGCCTTCTCTCGTGATATTTTCTCCACGAGAGAGATATTCCTATTCTGCATTAATGTCTCTTTATCAACTGCTTTATCGTTGATTACTATTTTACCAGCCTTAATAGCCATTTTTCATCTCACTTCAACATTGAGTGAACTGATTGGAAGTTCTCATGTGATTTATATACATGAGAAGCCGCTTCAGCACGATCGGCTGGCTTTAGTTTTTCTAAAGCACTTAATACCTTGTGTGCATGTTCAGACTTTACGAAATGCTTTTTACCATTCTCAAAGTGAATGTCAGCGCCACCCTTTTCAGATTTACCATCTACAGCACGCTTAAGTTGCATGTGGATGTTCTGGTTGGCTTCTGGACCTTTATCTTCTAAATGATCTTCCTCATCATCTTCTTCCTTCGAAGATACTTCAGATTTCTTAGGACGGCCACGACCGGCCATTTCCAAGATGCTGCTTAGAGTGTTTTCTTTAATGTGCTTGATCTTGCCGCCCATCTCATGAAAATCATCTAACTCTGTATCAGATAAATGCTCACCGACTTTAATGCCATCAGAAAAGTTTTTGCCAACTGCATGAACTTTGTACTTAGTACCAGTTGCAGTTTTGACTGGTTTAACATGTAGTGCATCTGGGTGTAATGATTTCATTTTAGTCTCTTCTTGCATTTCGCTACGCATGTAGTTAGCTACTGTTGAAATATAATCTTCTGCTAATGTAATTTTAGATTGTACCCACTCAGCTATATTTGTATTATCTTCTAGCATGTCGTGTACTTGCTGAGCATTATGGATAATACTGCGAAGGTCGCCCTTCGCCATATCACCCTCATAATCATACTCGCGTGGATCTTGCTGTTCCATTACATTGCCTTCTTTTTCTTGTGGTTCATGTGTGACTCAGATACTAAAATTTCTAGATCTGTTGTAGGTACTTTCTTTTCAATACCTTCTGCAAACATAACATCATACCAAGCAATATTACCTTCTGCATCTGGTGCAGCATGCTGGCTGAACAATGTCTTGCCTTCACCTAGCTTAGCATGTTTAACATGAATAGCACATTGGTGTGTAGAATTGCCTGGTGTATCTGTTTCTTCTTTAATCTTCTTCACAAGACCCTTGGTAGCTTTATTAATTCCCACTAAACGATTTGCAAATTTATTTGCTGTGTCTTGTGTATCTGCATTAGCACCAAACGCATATGCTTGGCTAGCAACGGAATGTTTAGCTTTATTGATATAGCTAGCTAATGTTTTAGCGTTCAACTCGTCGATTTGTTCCGCATCTTCAGTAATGTGGCCACCATAGTTTTGTCCTTTATCGGCCTTCTCATATTCTTTACCAGCTACCTTAGCTGCTGCTCTAGGACCAGATACATGATACTCTGTAGTACCACTATCTTCATCATGAATAATCTTCTTTACTTTTAAACCAGCATCACGTAACTTGCTTGCATGTTTCTTCATGAAGCCAGTGAATCCAGAGAACACATGAGTAGCTTCTTCGAGGTCGAGTTCCTCAGCAGTCATTTGACGTTGCTTCTGTTTAATCTTTGCGGTCATGCTTACAGCTCTACCAGCATAGTGTCGAGCGGCAGACTTGTTATCATCCATATGAGCATCGAATGCTTTGTCTTGTAATTTTTCTTTAGCTGACTTCATAGTCTGTATTGAAATTTCGTCAACTTGTTCAACTTCTTCTTTCGTCACTGCGCCAGCTGGTACAGTACTTTGTGGCTTTTTAGTGTAGGCTGGGTGATCGAAAGGGTTTGTTTTATTAAAAGATGGTTTAAATTTAGTCTTGTCTTTTAGTGTATCAAATACAGTACCGCCACCAATTTTATTGCCATCTTTATCTAAAGTAATTTTTTCATGAATTGCTTCATTGCCGACATCAACGCTCTCCATTGGTTCAGGCTTACCTTGAACAAATGCTTTTAAACCTTTTGCGACGTTGTGTAGAGGACCTGGCTTCTTGCCAGCAGTCTTCAACCATGATTTGTCTGAAACGTCTGTATTTTTAGCAGGAGTTTTTGTCTCCATTGCTTCGTCTACTTTTTGTTGTTTCTCAGGCTTCTTAGTATATACTGTACCAGTTGAAATCTTTTTCTTTTCAAACTTACCAGTACCTTCTTCAGCTTTACGCTTCTTCAACCAAGCGTCCATTTCAGCAAAGCCTTCTTTACGTACACCACGGCCTGTTAATACATCAGCGTGAGTAATCTTGTCTTTAGGTTCTGCAATTGCAGCCAACTTCTTTTCTTTATCTGTCTTAGGAACGGTGTGAGTTTTCTCATCAATAGATTGACCATCGAGGATTGTCTCGTCTGAAACGTCGGCTTGCATTTTTGCTTTACGTGACTTTAATACTTCAGCGTCAGTTGGATCTGTCGTAACGTTAGTCTTAGCGCCTTTTATAGTCTTCTCTTCAGAGATTGGCTTAGCAGCGCCACGAGCAGCATATGCACGTTGAATTGCTTCAGCTTCAGCTTTTTGTTGAGCAGCTGCTTCAGAAACTGATTTAGCATATACAGCACTAATTGCATCATTGACGCGACGCTCCGGAGCTTTAGATGCATATGTGTTAACCTTAGCTTCTTCAGTAGACAATGGACGTGCTGTCATTTTCGTATACTGAGCTGATAGCTGTTCATTAGCAGTCTTAGCAACTTCCGCTTTAGCTTTTGATGAGTCTTTAAGAACTCCAGAAACAGAGTCTAACAAACCCTTTGACAATCCTAAATCTAATTCTTTCATGTTAATTTCCTATTTAATTAAGTATGTTAATCTATTTATCCTAGAGATCTCTTGGGTTTAGAATGTAAGTTTTCACTTCTTCTGTAACCGGCTCTGGTTGTTTTTCTTCTTGGACAGGTGCTTCTGCCATACTTGATCTAAGCATCCATCCGTGTTTCTTGTGAATATCAATTCGACCTTCAATGAAGTTAACTAATCCACGCTCATTATATCTTTCTGCAGCTTCGTGTGCTTCTTTTAATGTCGCAATGGTTGTTTCATTGTCACGATATAAAATGGATACCATTTGCTGCAATGTTGGTACTGTTGTTTGACATTCGATGGCTGATAAACTAAGGTACTGTGTGAATGAACCATAGGCAGTTCCATTCAATGCGCGAATCTGTTCAGCTGTTAGATCAACGGCTTCATACGCATCAGCATATAATTCTCCGAAGAAGTCGTGGAACTGGAAGAAATCCTGTCCCTTTACATTCCAATGAAAGAATTGTGATTTTAGATAGAATGCAAACGTTGTTGCAAGAAGTTTATTTGATTTTTCAATAAGTTCGCTCATTATACCCACCCCGCTGTTTTTCTCAATTTTAAAATTACATGACATGGACCGTCAGATGTAATTCTGATATCTTTATCTGGATAGATGTTATCAACGAACCCAACAAAATCATAAGAACCTGTATTAATCAGATAATAATGATTGTGTACTTGATTATTGGCCCCATTAAGTATACGATTAATGTCAATTTGTTTATCTTTCTTAGCTCCCCAAAAAATCTCTTGGATGCCTACGTTAGCTTGGGCAGCAACATATGTCTGGCCAGGAGCAGTTAAATCGGTTTCTAAGCTAATGTCCACTGTACCGCCTGCACTATTTGTCAAGTAAACCTTAACTACTGCTTCTGTATCTGTAAGTTTGATTACATGCTTGAGGGCCATTACGCACCTACTTTCTTACTAGCTGACCATGACCAGTTGCATGACCAGTAATTTGCTTTCCATTTTGGCCCAGGGTTATCGCAACCATGTCTTGCACGATATGCTTTACGGCGTTCCGGATCGTCACGTTTAATCTCTAAATTTGGATCACCAAAACCTAGTTTGATAATATTACCTTTATCATTCTTTACATATACAGCAAACTTCTTTGGACCACCAGACGTACGGAATGGTTTATTTAATTTACGACCTTCATTATTTTCTTCTACAAGAGTATTCCATTCTTCCTCAGTCCACTCTTCGTAAATGTAGTCCTCTTCTGGCACGCATACGTTTTCTTGCTGAATACGTTTATCTTTACCTAACTTTTCTTTTACAAGATATAATATAACATTTGCTGCAGTATTATAATCTTTCTTCTTTAGAGCTGCAACTAGCTTTTCTTTTAATCCAGCAAGTTGTGGCGATTGAGCACGCACAAGTTTATTTGCTGCTCGGGTAAATACTGAGCTATCTTTAGCTTCGATAATCTTTCGATTCATCTCTCCAGTAGCACGTCTAATCAATTCTGCCTTTTTACGAGCTGCTTTAACTTTATCCTGATCTTCTAAATCTTGTATTTCAGCTTTGATTGCCATGTGCTGGCTAAATGAATGCAACTTAGGTAAGTGCTCAACATCTACATTAATCATATCGCGAGCTGTATACTGTACAGTTTTACGTTCTAATAAGTCAGCATCTTCTTCTACAGCTTTACCGTGTGATAAGAATGAATTTACTCTTGCAAACGCATATTGCTGAGGAGTTAATTTGGAATCATTGGGGTATGATTTAATACCACGTGCGAACACTTCCACAATAGCTTCAAATTCTATACCAGCTTTGTGAGCTTTTTGTTTTAAAGCAATTGCAGCTTTTTCTGATAATGTTTTGTCTGAATTCATTTCATAAGACGCTATAAGAGGGGTTACTGAGTTGCGCACCTGTTTGCCTCTTACTACTGAAGCAAGACGAGTAATCTCATCTCGTTTAACTCTTGGCGCTAGACGGTTTGCTATCTTAATAATTTGTTTTTTACGTTTATCAGCTAAACGATCCACTGCTATCTTGTCGCCTGCTGTTAGTTTGTTATAGTTTAGACCACGCTGGCCTGCAATACGTGTTCTAATTAATACACGAGCTCTCTTCAGCGCACGACGACGCATTTGAACTGCTTTAGCCAAACGCTTACGAGCGATACGGCGAGCTACTTCCAATTTCTTAGCATTACGGCGCATCGTCACTGCTCTGTGCAATCTTTGTTGAATGCTCAATGCTTCAGATACTTCTTCTTTAATTGAAGATATGTGTTTGATCATCTCTTGCGCATGTGGATGTAAGGCTTTCGGTAAGCCAGATTTGAATTCATTTTCGTTTCCTGAACGAGCATGTTCGCGCATTTTAGTACCTGACATTCCTTCTACGCCTTCAGCATCCGGATCTCTATGACCAGCAGACACAACCTTTATAGATTTGAAGTTGTAGTGGCCATGCTTCGAAGGTACATTGTTGTATTTCGTAAGCATTTTGTGATATTCAGCTACACGATCGCTACCAGCAACAACAACTAAATGTTTGTGACCTTGAGCGTGTAAATTTGCAGCTGCGTGTAATATTGTTGGTTCTTGCTTAGAAGAGCCCATTACTTTTGTGCCTTCACCAGCAATCTTCTTGATAAATCCAACTTTTTTATCTTGTGGAAGTGGATCTTTTTGAGTGCCTTCAGAGTGACTAGCTACAACGTGAGGTGTGCCACCATGTTCTTTAGCTACATCTTCAACTTTATGAATTAGCTTTTCGTGGCCGACTGTTGGTGGATTGAATCTACCAAAGGTCATTACGGCCGTTGACTCTTCAGCTTCAAAAATTTCTGGGGAATTTGGGTTAACGACAACACTGTCTGCAGGTTGTCCAGTTAAAGTGGTGCCGTTCTTCTGAACTGGCTCTGAAACCTTCTTAGCTACTTTTTTAGCAGCTGGTTTCTTAACTTGTTGTTTCTTTTCGCCTTTTTCCAAATTTTGGACGTCTTCTAGCGAAATGTCGCCACCGAATGGCTCGTTATTTTCAATCATATTTTCCTTATCAGGTTTGCCATAGCCTTACTGAGATGGGGTATTTATAATTCTATCAGCTTCTTGCTTTTGCAAAGTTAGCTTTACTGAATTCTTCTCTATCAACTATTTTTGTGGGACGATTATCAATTACTGCCACATGGCCCTCAGGTTTTGTCTCTGCTCCATTAATTGAATGGGCATGAGAAGTGTGAGATGATAATGCATTTGCTAAAACATTCTTGGCAGACTGTAGATGGTGGTGCAATTGTAATAGATTATTAAAATGCTCTGCATGCGTATCTACATGACTAGTTAATTCTTTACCAGCTCCTAAGGATTTTGCCTTACCAGCTGGCGTCTTCAACTTATCAGCTGCTTTTGTGTGATGTAATGTAACGTGATCTTTATACCCCTCAATAGAAGGTTTCTCGCCAGTTCTCACTGTCTTATTAATATATGTTTTAAGATGATCTGTGTGAGCTTCTGCTGCTTCATATCCACCATTGCCTAGCTTCTTGTGTAGAGCTTCAGCCTGCTTCATATGCTGTTCGAACTCAGCAGCATGTTCTGGCTTATACTTCGTTTTTGATGTTTCATGTGTTGTATCAACCATATGAACGTCTGGGTGGTGTGTAAACCCTTCTGCGTTCGAATTATACTTCGCCTTCATGTTGTCAAACGAATCCCCACTATAAGAAGTATGTACAGCAACGCCAAACTTCGAATTCTTCACATCCTCAGATTCACCAGGCTTGTGGGTTGAGTATGTAATAGTATTGGGAGTAAAATGAGCTTGGCCTTTACTTAGGGTAACGTCGCCATGAGGATTGTCTTTACTCTTCACTCCACTGTGCATTACATCTCCTTGGAATACACCTTCACTAGGCGTCACTTTAGGTAGATGCTTCAATGCTGCTTTTAACTTTTCTACTAATCCAGGCGCATGCCCGTGATTTTCTTCAATATCTTTTTCAGAATAATTAATCTTTGGATTTTTATTGAATGCAGATTTGGAAGCTACGAAGAACTTTCCGCTTTCTGGATGACGACCAAATACAATTGACGGAGATCCATCATACTTTGTACTAATTGATACATTACTAGCTTTACCTTGAAGAGCATTATGAATCCCCGTCAAGGTCTTATGCGCATGTTCAAAACCAGCTGAGCCAGCATTCAGTACATGATCTTCAGCATGTTCTAAATGAGTTAGCTTATCTTCTGAAGTTGCTTCTGCGATGAATTGTTTTATTGTTAGCATACTTGTATTTATTATTGTAAAATTAAGTACATTGAGTTATCCATCGCAACCTTTTTCGCGGAATAATACACATACTGCATATGTTCTTTAAATTTCGTTTTTGGAGCCATTAGAAAACTGTACATATATGATATTATATTAGCAAAACGGTCTTTCGTCAACTGGTCTCCCTTTTCAAACAATTCTATCGCTTTATCATACGTAGCAATCGTGTTAGATAGTCGGTCGTACTTGACGAACATTTCCTTCAATTCCTTTTTAGCTGTATCGTAATCGGTCTCAGCAACGCCAGCACCACCACGGACAGTATATCCATATTTGTCGCTTACATGCTTTGGATACCACTTAGCATCCACACCACCCAGCTGATATCCTGCTCCAGCCATTCTACCCTCGATAGAAACACTTAGTGTTGTTGCGGACGCTTTATAACCAACACGAGCTTGGAATCCTGAGTTAGTAAAAACAATAAAGTTTGCAAATGTGTCTGAAAGATCTACCTTCTCAAACCCAAAGTCCATATCAAGCTTTTGTTCCATTATAGATGCTGGATCGATTATATGAGCTTCTGATGTTGGTGCTGTAACTTGTTTTAAAGAAATTGGAATCAACTGCCTGTCCTTAAATGCTTTAGCTATTCCTTCATTGATAGCATCAATATCTCCCAAGCCAGCCAACTTATCAATATCAAAACCTTTTTTGATCATCCAAACGTCAGCAGGATTCCAGTTATCGTTCAACTTTTTTGTTAACATTCTAGCTGCTGTGTATAACTTAACTGTCTTATTTGTATCCTGTCGTTCGTAGTGATAACCACTACTCTTTATGAAAGGTTTGAGAGCGTTTAATTGTTTAACGGCACTCTCATAATATACAGCATCATAATATTCTTTCTTATTGCCAATCTTTTCAATCACCTGATCTTCTGTTAATAACTTTTTATTTTCAAAATAAGTCTCAAAGATCATCATGCTGATGTTTTCTTTTAACTCAGTCAATAATCGAGTAGAGCTTTTTGAGCTACCACTCTTACCGCCTTCTGCATAATGATTGAACGAACCATTGATCGATGTTGCAGATCCAACAATTTCTACGACTACATTTTTTGCATCCTTCATTAGGATAGAGTCAGTGCCAGTTGCTAAGCTAATAATCTTAGTCGGTTTAGCTTTCTTTCCAGCAATAGAAAAAATAGCCTCTGGTTTATATCCAGATTTTTTAAAAATATCTTTTGCTTTTTGTGACAGCTGATCAGCTGATTTGAGAGCTACTTTATGACCTTCGCCATATTTTGCATTATTGACTATCGTTGCCATTATGATCCCTTTACGGGTTATTTATCGTGTTGTCACAATAACCGTAAAAGGATAGAAGGTCAACAGTTTTTATGGAATTTACAATCCAAAGATTCTAGGACTGTATTGAGTAGAGCCGTCGTTGCGGAAATGATCTTCTAACATTTCGAGTACAAAAGCCTCATCCTCTTTACCTTTACGCTCAAACTCTTCTTTGGCTGTTTTAAAGAACTGTACTAACCCCATGTGGCTAATGTGTCCTGCACCAAGCGCTGCTGGTTTAGTGTTTGCTTTTCGTTGAAACATCACAATCTCCATATATCAATTCAATTAAAAATGCATGTGCTTTTACTTCATCATCAAAGTATCGCACAATTGACGTATTAAAGTCAACATTTAAAAGGATTAAACATATGGAATCGTTGTTTAGGATACTACCCTGTATCACCCAACCATTAAGGACTATGGGTTTAAGCGACACTAGCTTCATGATTAGTTGTCGCGTTCGTACTTTGTACGGTGGTATTTTATCTTGTATTTGTGAGCAAAACGTGACCAAAGTCCATATTCACGGCCATGAGCTTCTATTTCCCAAGGTGTGTCCCAATAATCCATAGAAGAAGGCATTCTTTTACCTTTCCACACATTCATATTCTCATCAAGCTCGCCTACAGCATATTGTTTTAAGTGAACAAATTCATGAGCTAAGGTCATCATCATATAGCGTTTGGACTTGTTTTTACGGATCTGAATAGTGAATTCACGAGGTTTACCGCGTACATTGTGACCAGTTACTTCACAATAACCGTCTGCATCTTTATCGAGTTTACCTATGAATTCAACGTCTATTGTGATATGACGAGCTATTCTGTTAGATATGAGCATACTAAGATAGAACTCACATGCTTTATGCACGGTGTTCTTAAACTTATTATCGGTTAATCCAGAAATGCCTACTAACATACGGTTTTTCACGAACACGTCGTCCCTCGTAGATTATTACTCGTCTTCTATATGTATCTGATTTAGCTCTTCGTCCAGCTCACACCAAAGGTCAACAGGCATGTGGAAAATTGCCACAATATACTGTAAACCAATGGTTAATGTAGTAAAAACTAGGTTTATGGGGAAAAGTACTGCCCATGCCCCTGCAAGTGTTAGGTATCGTTTCAACTGAAGTTCTCGAATACGTTTTTGTCGAATTTACGTTCTGATTTCATACGCTTGCCAGAATCGGTATTATCAAATAACGGCTTATCATCCACAACATCATCTTGTGCATGCTGTTCAACGTCATACAACTTCATTTTAGCCCTATCTACACCAATAACAAACCTACGATGTATTGCTGGATCGCCAAATCGGTTCTTCAGCTGTTTGACCATAATTTGATTCATTTCTTGTAATTCTTCAGTAGAAATCAACGCAAACATAAGGTCAGCTGTTGCTGGTAAACCAAACGATTCAGAAGTATCTTCTAAACCAAGATCAGAGCTTGTAAATCCAGAACGAGTTGTTTGTGTAGCACTAACAATCGGTACATTGAATTCTACAGCTAGACCTCTAAGCTCTTCAGCGATTGCTTTAATGTATGTGTATGAGTTAACATTTGATCCATACTTTAATCTAGAAGAAGCACAAATATTTAGATAGTCGATGTAAATGATATCTGGTACGAAGTTACGTTTAAGCTTCAATTCATTTAACAGATGTCTGAAATGAGCAGCACCAGCACTAGCAGTTGGGTATTCTTTAATAATCAACTTACCAGGAGCTGCTGACTTAACGCGTGCAACTTTCTTCTCATAGATGTCGCGTGGAAGTAAAGCTAGCTCGTCCATCGATACATTCAACAAGTTAGCATCAACACGTTCGGCGATTCTTTCTTCAGCCATCTCGCAAGTAATGTATAAAACATTCTTACCCTTTGTCATATTGCTTGCAGCGCAATGACACATGAATAGAGACTTACCGACGTTTGTACCTGCCAAGATAATATTCAACGTCTTATTAGGCAATCCGCCTTTAGTAATACGATTGAAGTAATCTAAGTCAAAAGGTACGCGAGTTTCTTTACGGTGGTAGAATTCATAACGCGACTCAGCATCCTCTAAGAAGTCGTGGCCGATATGCGTATCGAAAGACACACCAAGAGCATCAGATAATATCTTAGGAATAGCTCCTTTATCATCAGCTGTATTCTTATTATCAAGAATTCCAATACTTTGGTAGATCGCATTATAGATTGCTTTATCTTGACAGAACTTTTCAGTTTCATCTAACAACCATTTAATGTCTGCTGGCTTATCTTCTAAAGCATCAATGCTCTTAGACAGCTTCTCATGTTCATCTTCTGAAAGACCTTGATAGTTATCAGCCTCAACCGTCAAAGCTGTCTTTGTAGGAAAGTTGTTGTACTTGTCGACAAACTTAGCAATCACATCAAACAATGTTTGATCAACGCGACTTTGAAAATACTCTTTCTTTAAGAAAGGAATAACTTTCCTACCATACTCCTGATTGTATACTAGATTAGCAAAAATAGTTTGCTCGATCATACTGATTATTACTCCTCAGCGATTGCTTTAAGTTCTTCGTCGATCGATTCGTCCGTTGACATAATAGACCCAGTAGCTACTTGGTATGTTTTCTTAACCCAGTCTTGGAATCCTTTATTCTGAATAACAGGAGCCCAGAACTCTTTAGTGTCTGTATCTTTAATACGGAACTTCTTATCTTCCACAACACCATCAGCATCCACACGTGAGTACCAACCATTAGATGGTTTAACGACGTGACCTGATTCTAATGCCATATCTAATAATCCAGACCATGTAGAGATACCACCATCATGCTTTACTGTAACAGGGATCTTCGATTTCTCACGTACGTGGCGTGACTTCTCTACGTTGATAATAAAGTTATAACCAATCAACTCCGTTCCTTCTTTTTCTTGCTGACGACCTAAGATAAAGATATTATCAGCAGAGTAATAAGAACCAGTACCACCACCAACAACATCTTTAGAATATAACTCTAATGTTTTGTATGTGTGGTTAACAACTACCATTGGAATATCTTTTAATGTTAGGTGAGGAGTTACCATACGGAATAAACTCTTCATCTGCTTAGCACGACTCATGTCAGCAGCAGACTTACCTTCCATCGCATCTTCTACTTCCTTCTTAGAAGCTAAGTTACCGATAGAATCAATAACGATGATTACATGCTCTTCGCGTTCGATGCCATGTAACTGTTTCATAATATCAAACTTCAATTGTTCTACGTCTGTGATTGGTGTATGCACTACACGCTGTAAGTCAATACCGAACGACTCGAAGTATGCTTGCGGTGTACCGAACTCTGAATCATAGAACAACATAACAGCGTCTGGATACTTGTCTAGGTAAGAACGAGCCATCAATAAACTAAATGCTGTTTTAAAATGCTTAGATGGACCTGCCCACATAGTCAATCCAGGAGTTAAGCCACCATCAAGACGACCACTCAATGCAACGTTGATAGCAGGAATTGCAGTAGGAATCATATCCTTCTTCTTAAAGAACTTTGACTCTACTAGAATGTCTGTATCTTTAATCGTACTATTCTTACGAA